GATAGGAAGTTTACTTCCATAGCATCAAGAGTTGAAGTATAAGCGCCTCCAGCAGAACCAGTTAACCAAGACTTCATACGACGATCATCAGCTTGTGAAGCTCTGTATCGTACGTGTAAGAATGGTCTACGAATGTTAGTTCCTAGTACTTGATCGTAAACTGTAGAAGTTCCAGCAGGTACTAATACACCTTCAATAGAACTAATACCGTTTAATCCACCACGAGTAGAAGCATCGTTTAAGTATTTCCAGTCAGTCTTATAGAAATCGTAAGATCCTCTACGGAATCCGCTAAATCCTAAATTCAAAGCCATTTCTTCTGAATTTTCAAATAAACCAAAAGCAGTTCCACCGGCAAATCCACCAGAGATAGCAGCTAGCATATCATCAAAATCAAGAGATGTTTGTCTTTGTAAGAATAACATGTTTTCTTCAATTGCTCCTTGAGTATCTAAATTCTTAAGGATAGCATCAAATTCGTCAAGTCCAGCAGCAGCAGTAAATCCTACTTCTACATTACCACGAGTTTGAATAGCAGCAAATAAACCTTGTGTTCCAGGGTTTGTTCCAGCAGTTGCAGCAACTTGATTGAACTCACCTTCTACCATTGACATTTCTAAGTAATCCTCAAAACGTAAACGAGTTTCAGATTCAGCTTTTAAATACCATAAGTACCCAGATGTTCCGTCTTCAGTCGCAACTTCAACCCATCCAATTTGTGCCATATCAGAACCAGATACAGTGTATTGGTTACGGATGATGATTGGAGAATTAGAGTACTGTGTAAAAGATGGCTCAACACTTACTCTGTCTCCAGTTGCAATGTTAGATCCTTTTCCATAATCAGAACCGTAAACGAATACCTTTAATCCAGTAGCACTGAATCCTTGAGTAGCTAAGCTTAAGTTAGAATAAGGCTGAATATCAATAGTTCCAGCAGCGCCAACAACGGTTGCAATCACAATACCTTTAGCTTCTAATCCTGTTACAGGATCTAAAACTACTACAGTATCATTTACAGATATAACATTAGATACACCTGCAACCGCACCTGGGTTTATTGTGATTTGAGAAGCAGTACCAGCTCCAACGTTAGCTTGAGATACTCCATCATAAGAGATGTGTAATCTATTTTGTTCAGACCAAATTACTTGATCAGAAGTCATTGGCATTTCAGCACCAACCATTCTTAAAAATCCAGATAACGTACGGTTTCCGTAACGCTCTACTTCAGCTTCGTAGATTTCTGGTAAATACTGCTGTGCAAAATCATTAGCCCCATTGTTAAACTGGAGGTAATTTGATTGCAACAACTGCTGTGATTGACTTGGGACAATAGACCCAAATTGAGGAGTTAAACTCATAATTGTTTTGTTTTTTTAGTTAAATTTCTTTGTTTTTATTCTTAATTTCGAGGAGTCAGTGCCTGAAATAGCTTTAACCTTAAACCCGTTTACAAAAACATCACCTTGAGTGGACCTAGCTTTGGTATCACTTAAGTTTCTTGATGAATTTACAACGTCTTTAACAGCATCAGCTTTTCCTTGCTCGTAAAAATGAGAGGCAATCTTATCCACATTGTCAGCAGCGTACATAGCTTTGTGATAACCTTTCGTGTCACTAACATTACCATCTGAGTCTAGGAACTTCCCGACAAGGTTATTAATGTTTGATTGGTTTTCTGCAACTTTATCACGGTTTTGAATATTGTACTTATAGTTCTTATCACCGACTTTAATATCGAAACCTTCGAAATCATCGTTGAAAAGCTGTTTAGTACTTTCTTGAAACTGTAAATGTTGTTGCTTAGCTGTTTCCTGCTGCTTATTATAGCGGTTGAAAAAATCCGTAGCTTTTTGAGTATCAGGGTTTACGTTTGATCTCAACTTGATTTCATCGTAATACTTAACCTTTGTTTCCTCTAAAAAACCTTTAGCTTTTGCAACCTCTTCCTTGAACGCAAGTTTCTTTTTGCGTATATCTCTATCCTCTTCTAGATCTTCGTCGTAGTCAAAATCTTCTAATAGAAGCTCTACGTCTGAATTATCTAAATAAGGTTTGTTTTTCTTATAATACTCTTTTAATAATGTTTTTTCATCTACATTAGAGTAATCGGCGTTAAGCCTTGTGTAATCTTCAATTGTCCCACCAGTTTCTTCCATGAAGCTAACTAGTTTTTCGATGTTTTCAGGTAATTGCTTACCTAGTACTTTTTCATCTCTTAAAGCTTCTTTAACTTCTGCCTCAACTTTAGCTACTTCAACCTCTTTGATTGGTGTAAACTCTTTAACATCTTCGACGGGCTCTTGTACTTGTTCTCCCACCGCAGCGCTATCTCCGGATGGTTTTTCCACAGGAACTTCCTTTGTTTCTCCGATTTGAATGGCATCTTCTTTAGGTATTACCACTTTTATAACCTCAGGCTCTGTTTCAATCAAAGGTTCTTTGATGTTCACTTTAACCGGTTCGTTACTTGGTGTTGTTAATTTTTTTGGAGTTTTCTTTTTAATTTTAAACTCACCTTCCTGCTTAACAGGTTCATTTGTTTTTACTTCTGACATAATATAATATAATTAAATAATTGTTTACTTCCTACATGAAAGCTTGCATGCCCATATCGGGTTCGTTTTCAAAGTCTATAGGTAAACTATCGTTTTGCCTTTGACTTATAAGCTCGCTTTGCTGCGAAGCTTCCATTTTACTACGAGTATCTTTGCGATCCTCAATAGCTTTTTCTTTTTGTTGCATGTTCTGAACCTCAAGTTGTTTTAGCTGCATATCAAACTGAAACTTAGTTTGCATCTCTTGAGCTTTTAATTGAGCTGCAATCTCCATTCTTTGAATCTCCATTTGATTCTTAGATTGTTCAAACTGAACATTCGCACCCATAATAGCCTCTTGCTTTTGCACTTCAGCCATTGCTGTTTTCTCTGCTGTTTCAGCTTGAGAATCACCTTGAGCTTTGATGTTAGCTTGTTGATTAGCTTGGTCTTGTTTAGCCTTCGCTTTACGCTTAACCTTTAACATTTGATTAGCTAACTTGAGATTTTTAATCTGCCTTAAGTCTATAGCGTCTTCTAAGTCAATACCACCTTGGCCTAATGCAACTTGAATATTCTCTTCTAATTTAGCTTGCTCTTCGTCGTCTGGTTCTAATTCTAAGAATATACCAAAGTCATATAAGTTTAAATCAACAACTTGCTGTAATGTTTCAACATTAAAAGTTGATATAGAGTTCTTAAGTGATTCAGCTGTCAGCGGAAAGTATAAAGCGTCTGCTATTTTAAGAGAAACATTTTCTGCTAGCTTTAATGTGAGATATAAACTAGCTTGCTTGATATGTCTAGTTGCTACGTTAGATGCGTTAGCGGCCATCTTTTGAAGACCTACTAATGAGTTTTTATCTTGTGAGCTTCCATCTCTAGCTTCATTTAATCCTGTTACGTCACGGATCATTTGTAAATAATATTGATACGTTTGTATAAGCGCTTGTATCTTACCTAGACCGCTAGAGCTATTAAGTTCTTGAATAGGTACTTTACCAGGATTCATATCACCATCTTGCGTCATTGATCTACCTACAATAGAACCAGTTTGGAAATACATGTTTAATGCTTCCGCTGGATTGTAATTAGTTCCATTACCAAGATCAACCTCAGCTAAACCATCCATATCTAAGTAGACACCGTCTGGTACCATTCTAGACATTACCTGTTGCAGTTTAAGATGTGTTAGTTGAATCATATCTGCAAATCCAACGCATTTACTTACAACAGACTCTATACGTCCCTTATACATTCTAGGAGCACATATAGCGTAATTCATTTCAACCTTAGTTGTATCTGCCATTGGCCTAGACATGTTCTCTGCTAGACTCCAGTCTAATATAGTGTTAGTTCCTAAAACTTTAGCTCCAGTGTATAAAACCTCTATTGATCTAGATACTCTTTCAAAGTTATCATTTTCAGGTGGATTAAAAGTGTCTGGCTTTTCCAAAGCTTTTAATAACCCTGAATCTGTTTGTTTTATTTTAAACACTTGATTGTGATACGTCTTATATTCAAAGTACATTACCTGCACTGTGTTTTCATCGTAATTACCCCAACCAGTTACATATTGCCTGTTACCAGGTGTTTGTTGTATTTTTTTTAATTCTTCTTCTGATATACCAGGAAACTCTTTTTTAAGCTCTGGTATTGTTATAGACTTTACCTCGCCTACATAGTATATATCTTCAAAGTTTGGATCTTCTGTATACGAGTAAACCATATAAGCTGGATCTACGTAATCAACAGTAATTCCTTCAGCTGTGTTAAAGTTAGTTTTACCAGCTGAGATACCTATAGTCGTAAGATCCATATTCAATCTTCGTCTAACAAGATCGTATTTGTTTTGAGCAAACACAGTTGATATAGCTTCTTCTTCTGCTATTTCAATTGATTGCTTATAACTAAGTTGCATGTGTAATTCCAACTCTTCCTTAGATCCTGGAACTACAACTCCACTTGGCGATTGGTACAAATCAATACCTAACGTTTGTTTTAAACCGTCTAGATATTCTTTAGCAACCATGTCTTCTTGAAGCCTGCTAGCATATTCAGTTCTTCTTTTAACTGAACTAGGATCTTGAGAATAAGCTTTAATGTCATAAGACTTTTGCGATATACCATTAACTACAATATCTACGAACTTAGATAAAATAGGTACAGGCTTCCAGTCTAAATTAAGATAAGACAAATCACCATTAATTGACAACTCATCTTTATATTTCTGCACAGGTTGTTCACCTCTAGCGTATAGTCTTAACGAATGAAAGTTATTCCAGTTTGTTAAGTATCTATTACCTCCAGTTCTGCCTTGGTCAAACCACTCATACTCGATAGCTTGAGCAACTTGAGTTCCGTATTCCCAGCTAGCTTTTTCAGCATCGCTTACTACTTGGCTTGGAAAAGCGCTATTAGTGTTAGTGTATATACCCATTTAACTTATAATTTTTGAATTGACCCCTTTGTTGTCATATTTTTTAATACCTAAATTTACAGACTCTCTTATAACCGGATTAGACGGAGCATATCTGTGTTTATTGCAAGCCATTAAAGCTAAGCCAGAACTAATAGAAGCATCGTGCTTTGTTCTGTTGTTTATATTAAATTTAGCCCAGTCTTCTAATGTTCTTTGAAAAAACATATCACCATACCCAGTTTCTTTTAAACCAACGTATGATTCTATGTATGTTTCAATAGCTGCCGCGTGAGCTTGCTTTATATCTTCACTTGAATTTGGTATTCCACCAAGTTCTCTTTCTGTTACTGATAATTTATTATATTTTCTGTCTGGTCTGTTTATAGAGAAATTTCTATAACCTCTTCTTTTAAAATGGTATAATAATCTAGGTTTATTATTCTCCGCTAGTATTGGCATACCATAAAATACGCAAGCCATTAATACGTCTTCAAAAAATATTTCAGCGGTCTGTGGTCTAGCAATGTATTCTAAAAAGAAATGATTTGGAGGCACGTCTTCCATTGAAAACTTAGTCAAGCCATGTAAAGATCCATTAGATCCTCTTTTGTCAACTGTACCTGATATATCATAACTATCACAACCAAAGGCTCCGCAGTGTTCGTTTCCTGGATATTTATACCCACTCTTTATTATTACACGGTTTTGCAAGTTTGCAGGTGGAACCCAAGAAATTCTGAACCTTCCGTTTTTATTAGGCATAAATGTAACTTTAGAGTCTTTAACACCGTTCTCCCATTGAAAACTTCCTTGTGTAACTGATATTGAGTTTTTAAGATCTTCATTAAAATCTATTTGCTCGTATATTTTTGTTAAATTAAATAAAGATTCTTTAGACTCATCTCTAAAAGCGTGCTTTGTTGTACGCGGGAATTGTCTGTAGAATTCATTTAAACCATCTTGATCTTGCTTTAATCCTTCAACTTCATTCTCCCAATACTCCACAACACCTTGAACTATAGTATCGCCTAAAGGTCCTTTTACCTCTTCTTTTGGAGTGTCGAATACAGGAAAGCCATAAGTGTCAATGTAACCCTCGTAGTTCCATTCCATAGGTATGAACAAACTATAGAGTCCTGAGCGAGTCTGTCCATTGGCATTTCTTTGCGTAACATCTGAATCATTGTAAAGTTTTTTAAAGTTGTCTCCTCCTTTATCTAAAGCGTTTGAGGTTGAACCCATCATACACTTGCCTATAATTCTTGAACCTAACCTTAAACAAGTTCGAGTTACCCTCCAGTTGTTTAATATATTTGTAGGTCTTTCCCACTTTCCACTTTCATCGTGTACTAGTAGTTTTAATTTCTCACCGTCATACGAGTTATCACCTGTGTTTTTCCAGTCGATCGTGGTGTCGAGACCGGTAATTTCTTGAAGCTTTTCGTTGGAGTCAAGCTTACGTCTTGTGAATTTCGACGCTGGTACTCTGTACGCGAGCTCTGTCTTCGGCCTGTCCATTCCATCCTGGATTGGTTTGAAGAAGAATGGATAGTTGACTGATATTGGGACAACTTTGTCAGTAAACATTTTCTTTGCATCGGGTCCAGATTTCGAGAGTATACCAAAGCGAGCATCTGTAGATATTGTTGCTTGGTTAACTGTCTCCCCGCTTGCCATGAACGAAAAACCGGATCTTCTGTTCTTAAGGTAGCACATCCCATAGCTACGCGTGTCGGCTTTACAAGCTTCCCAGAATATATAGAATAATCTGTTTGATTCCCTAAAGTCTGGTTGCCCGACGTCAATCTTACTCCACTGCAAGTACATGTAGTTAGTGCCAGTAATATAAGTAGGCTTGTCTTTGTTAATAAACCAAAAACCCTCTTCGCGACGCGTGAATTCTTTATCAATGTAATCATACCACTTTTCTTTAAAATCTAACGGGTATTCTTCCCAGTCAAATACGGATTTAATTTTACTTAATTCTTTTGGGTATTCTGAATGAGACCATTTGTTATCTTCAAAGTTAACAACGTCATTTTCTTTTGGTAAAGCTATCACGAGATCTTGTATCTCATATATCTCACCTATCTCTCCGGTTTTACTTATAACTATTAAGTCGTGTTCTTTGTTGTACCCATATTCCCACTTCTTATACCTATTCATTCTTTTAAGAACTTTAGGCTTTACGTGGTCTTTTAATACTTTATATAAAGTTTGCTCGTACATTATTTAGATCTCCCTTCTGCAAATCCTCTAAAAGACTTTTCCTCTTTTACTTCTACAGGTTTTTCGTTTAACAAGTTCTCTTCAGCTTCTATTCTACTCAATATTTCAAAAGCATCGAATATAGCTAGTTTCTTTGTAGCTGC